AAAATGAAATCAGTAACATATTTGTTAGACAACAATTATGAAATTATGGGTAACCCTGAAATGTTAAATACCTCTTTTATAGACGGTCCTGAATTTTTTAACATTTTTATTAAACAAAATGATGTGACAATTTGTCATAGACAGTTCGATGCGAAAGTGTATCCGCCTAAAATAAGATACACCGTAGACATACGTCCGCACATAAAAAGTTTACTTTATGGTTTAACTGACATTTTTTCATCTGAAAATTTAACGTTTGAATTCGCCGGAGTTAAGACAAGTAACTAATATTTATAAAATACACTACAAAAAAATATGGCGTCTAATAAGAATTTTGAATATCTCGGAAGTACTTTCCAAATACAGTCACTAAACCAAATCATCATTGACAAAGACTTCGGAAGGTCAATTATAGACGTAATAGATACAAATTATTTTGAAAACAAATACTTTAAATTAATCATACAAATGGTTAAAGAGTATTATTCAAAGTATGAACATACTCCAACTTTTGATACTTTAGAACAAATAACAAAGGCTGAGTTACAACAAGAAACCGTTTCTAAAGTAGTTCTTGATACAATTAAAAAAATACAAGATTCACCAATTGAAGGTGGGCAATTTGTACAAGAAAAAGCTATGAAATTTTGTAAACAACAAGAATTACAAAAGGTCATGTCTAAGGCTCAAAAAATAATTGATGGTGGTGAATTTGAAAACTACGACACTTTAGAACAATTAGTAAGAGAGGCATTACAAGTTGGTGCAAGAGAAGATGGTATGGCTGATGTATTCTCTAATTTAGATGATGTTTTAAACGAAGATTTCAGACATCCAATACCTATGGGTATTCCGGGTATTGACCGTCTTTTAAAAGGAGGTTTGGCTAAAGGTGAAATTGGTGTGATATTAGCACCAACAGGTGTTGGTAAATCGACATTCCTAACAAAAATTTCTAACCACGCATATAATTTAGGTTATAATGTACTTCAAATATTTTTTGAGGATAATCCTAAAATTATACAAAGAAAACATATAACTTTATGGACTAAAATTCATCCTGATGAATTAACGGCTAAAAAGGAACAAGTGATGGTTAAAATTCAAGAGATAAGAGATACTATGGTAAATAAATTAGTTTTAAAGAAATTACCTTCAGATACTCTTACCATGTTACAAATCAAAAATCAAATTAGAAAAATGATTGCTGACGGAATAAAAGTTGATATGGTGTTGTTGGATTACATAGACTGTGTTGTTCCTGATAAAAATTTAGGAGATGAGTGGAAATCAGAAGGTTCTGTTATGAGAGCTTTTGAAGCTATGTGTCATGAACTTGATTTAGTTGGTTGGACTGCAACACAAGGTAATAGAAGTTCAATTTCTTCAGAAGTTGTAACCACAGACCAAATGGGAGGTTCAATTAAAAAGGCACAAGTTGGTCACGTTATTATATCTGTTGCTAAAACATTACAACAAAAAGAAATGAAATTGGCAACTATTGCGGTTACAAAATCCCGTATTGGTGATGATGGAATCGTATTTGAAAACTGTAAATTTGACAATGGTATGTTAGACATAGATACCGAAAGTTCAGTAACCTTTTTAGGTTTGGAAGAACAAAATGAACAAAGACAAAGAGATAGGGTTAAAGACCTTTTAGAAAAAAGAAAACAAAGAGAACAACAAAAATAAATAAAAAATATGGAAAAAATATTAAAAGAGAATCCGAATAGGTTTGTGATATTCCCAATAGAATATAACGATATATGGGAATTTTATAAAAAACATCAAGCTGCGTTTTGGACTGCTGAGGAGATTGATTTAACGAATGATATTCGTGATTGGGAAAACTTATCTGAAAATGAACAATATTTTATTAAAAATATATTGTCATTTTTTGCGGCGTCAGACGGGATTGTTAATGAAAATTTGGCGGAGAACTTTTACAGAGAAGTACAATATCCTGAGGCTAAATTTTTCTACGGATTCCAACTTATGATGGAAAACATTCACAGTTTAATGTATTCATTACTAATTGATACTTACATATCAAATGAAGATGAAAAACAAAAATGTTTCACCGCATTAGATAATTTACCTGCGGTTCAGAAAAAGGCTAAGTGGGCGTTAGATTGGATTAAAAATGCGTCTTTTGAAGAAAGATTAGTTGCTTTTGCGGCAGTTGAAGGTATATTCTTCTCAGGTTCGTTTTGTTCTATTTTTTGGTTAAAATCAAGAGGTTTAATGCAAGGATTGTGTAATGCAAATTCTTTAATTTTTAAAGACGAAAACTTACATTGTGATTTCGCAATTCATTTATTAAATAATCATGTTGAAAATAAACCAAGTGAAAAAAGAATAAGAGAAATTTTATTGTCGGCACTTGAAATTGAAAAAGAATTTATTACTGAATCATTACCTGTTTCTTTAATTGGTATGAATTCTAATTTAATGAAACAATATTTAGAATTTGTTGTTGACGGTTTATTAGTTAAATTTGGTTGTAAAAAACAATTCAACGTTGAACAACCATTTAAATTTATGGAACAAATTGCCGTTGAAACTAAGGGTAATTTCTTTGAGTCAAGAACTGTTGAATATCAAAAGGCGAAATTGAACGAAACAATTTCATTTGATGATGAATTTTAATTATAATTACGATATGATGTCTTTAAAAATAAAAAAGAGAAGTGGTGATGAAGTTTCTTTTAACCCACAAAAAATTTATAACCGTGTAAAAAGAGCGGCTAAAGGATTAAATGTTAATGCGGATGAAATATTTATCAAAGTAATAACATCAGTACCTGTTGAAGGTCAAATAACAACTAAAGAGTTGGATAAATTGGTGTATGAGATTGCGGCTGCCTATACAGGAAGTCATCATGATTATTCAAGATTGGCATCCTCAGTTGCGATTTCTTCCTATCATAAAGAAACAAATCCAAGTTTCAGTGAAACAATCCAAGAACTATACGAAAACGGTGTAGTTAATGAAGAATTAATACAAATTATACAAAATTACGGTAGTAATAATATTGATAATGTCATTAACCATGAAAATGATTATAATTTTGATTTTTTCGCTTGGAAATCTTTATCTGAGATGTATTTGTTGAAATTACCAAATGGTAAAACAGTTGAAAGACCTCAACATATGTATATGAGAGTTGCTCTTTGGGTTACTAAATCATTTGAACAGGCGGTTGAGTATTATAAGTCATTATCAAATCAACTTATATCTCCCGCAACTCCAATTATGATTAATGCGGGAACTAAAGTACCTCAATTAGCGTCTTGTGTTTTACATTACAACAACTCAGACTCAAGAGAAGGGTTATTAGATACTATGAAAGATATTTCAACTTATTCGTCAGACGCTGCGGGTATAGGTTTATCTATGTCAAACATCAGAAGTAAAGAAAGTAGAATATCTTCATCAGGAGGATATGCAGGTGGTTTATTAAAATATTTAAAAATAGTTAATGAATCCTTAAGATTTTTCAATCAACAAGGTAGAAGACCGGGAAGTGCTGCGATTTATCTTGAACCTTGGCACAAAGACATAATTGATTTATTGGAAATTAAAAAGAATACAGGAGCTGAAGAACTAAGAGCGAGAGATTTATTTACCGCTTTGTGGATTCCTGATAACTTTATGAGGGCGGTAAAGAACAATGAAGATTGGTATTTGTTCTGTCCTAACGATATTAAAAAGGCGGGTATAAAAGCACTTCAAGAATCCTACGGTCAAGAATATGAAAGTAATTATAAACTTGCGGTTTCTATGGGGTTAGGAAAAAAAGTTAAGGCTCAAGACATTTGGACAAAAATAGTTGAGGCTCAAATAGAAACTGGTGTACCTTATTTATGTTCAAAAGATAATGCCAACAAAAAAACAAACCATCAAAACATTGGTGTGATAAAACAATCAAATCTTTGTAATGAAATTTACCAATACACTGATGAGAAAACTACGGCTATTTGTACTCTTTCATCTATGGTATTGAAGAACTTTATTATTGATGGTAAGTTTGAGTTTAATTTGTTATACAATGAAGTTAGAAAAGTTGTAAAAGCTTTAAACAAAGTGGTTGATATTAACAGTTATTCTACGGAGAAAGGTCGTAAAGGTGGTTTAGAACAAAGAGCTATTGCTATTGGAACTCAAGGTTTAGCAGACGTGTTTTATTTGATGGATTATACTTTTACTTCTGATGAGTCCAAAAAATTAAATAAAGATATTTTTGAAACAATTTATTTTGCGGCAATAAGTGAAAGTAACGAGTTATGTAAAACAAAACAATACAAACCATATGAATTTTTTGACGGTTCTCCAATGTCAAAATGGATTTTCCAATATGATATGTGGGGTTTAGATGAATCACAACTTTCAGGAATGTGGGATTGGAAGTCTCTTAAAGAAGATGTTAAGAATTATGGAGTATGTAATTCATTATTTACCGCACAGATGCCTGTCGCATCTTCAGCTAAAATTACAGGTTCATACGAAATGACTGAACCGGCACATTCAGCTATCTTTAATAGAAGAGTTGTTGGTGGGGAGATTATGATTGTTAACAAATACTTAATTAGTGATTTTGAAAAACTTGGAATTTGGTGTGAAGATTTAAAGAATGAAATTATATTAAATGAAGGTTCAATTCAGAATATTAATTTTAACAACTACTTAGACCCTGAAGATAAAAACTACACTAAGAAAGTTAAACGAATTGAACACTTAATTCCAAAATATAAAACTATTTGGGAAATTTCACAGAAAGAATTAATTGATATGGCGGCCGATAGAGCACCTTTTATTGACCAATCACAATCAATGAACATTTATATGGGTAACCCAACATTATCTAAAATTACATCATCTCACTTTAGAGCTTGGGAAAAAGGTTTAAAAACTTTATGTTACTATGTTAGAACTAAAGCAATTTCAACAGGGGCTAAACATTTAGCGGTTGATATTTCTAAAATTAACAGACCTAAACCAACACCTGAACCACCAAAAGTTGATTATAGTGGTATGAATTTACCTCCAAAACCTGAAAATAGTCAATTTGATTGTTTTGGATGTTCTTCCTAATCGTAACAATAATCCCGACAACATGTCGGGATTTTTTATTTTTATCTATTTATAGAAAATAATCGCGACATATATTTATATTAAGTAATGGCAGGAGGTAAAACATATGGTATTAATTTCCCTTTTAGGGACTCTTTCGATGGTAAATATTTGGATTTATCTGATACGGCGGACGAAGAAATAAGAACTGACTTAGTACATCTTCTACTTACTCGAAAGGGGACAAGGTATTATTTACCTGATTTTGGAACTAGATTATATGAATTTATTTTTGAACCTTTGGACGGAGCAACTTTTTCAGATATTGAATCTGAAATTAGAGATGCGGTAAGTGAATACATACCTGGAATAACAATTACAAGTATAACAGTTCAACCTGCGTCAGAAGGGGAAGAAGATAAAGGGACATATATAAATGATAATGACGAAAGAGTTTATAGGGTACCTGGTATCGGAACAAAAGAACATACCGCAAAAATCAAAATAGATTATCTAATCACGGACAGTGCTTTCAACTCAAGTGATTTTGTAATTATTAATATTTAATTAAAATGGCAAACAAAAAAATATCGTATACTACGAGGGATTTTCAGTCTATTAGAACTGAATTAATCAACTTTACCAAGACATACTATCCTGATTTAATCGATAACTTTAACGATGCCGCAGTATTCTCGGCCTTTATGGATTTGAACGCGGCTGTCACGGATAATTTACAGTTTAATATTGATAGAAGTATTCAAGAAACTGTTCTTCAGTATGCTCAACAAAGGTCTTCGATATATAATATTGCTAGAACATATGGTCTAAAAATTCCTGGTCAAAGACCCTCAGTATCATTAGTTGATTTTTCGATTACAGTACCCGCATTTGGTGATAAAGAAGATTTAAGATATTGTGGTATTCTAAGAAGGGGTTCACAAGTAAATGGTGGTGGACAAATTTTTGAAACTGTATATGATATTGATTTTACATCACCCACAAATGCTGAAGGTTTTCCAAATAGGTTAAAAATACCAAATTTTGATGGGAACAATAAGTTATTGAATTATACAATTGTAAAAAGGGAAACTGTTGTAAACGGTATTACAAAGGTTTTCAAAAGAGTTATAACACCAAATGACGTTAGACCATTTTTTGAATTATTTTTACCTGAAAGAAACGTCTTAGGGGTTACAAGTGTATTGTTAAAAGACGGTACACAATATGCCGATATACCGACAGTTCAAGAATTTCTTGGAAATGATAACAGATGGTATGAAGTAAAAGCTTTGATAGAAGATAGAGTTTTTGTTGAAGACCCTACTAAAGTTTCAGACCAACCTGGTATAAAAGTTGGAAAATATATACAAACAAGTACTAAATTTATTACTGAATATACACCTGAAGGTTTTTTAAAGATGACTTTTGGTGGCGGTAGTCAATCTGCTGATGAACAACTTAGAGAATTTGCAAGAAATGGATATAAATTAGACTTATATAAATATTCGAACAATTTAGGTTTAGGAAGTACTCTGAAAGGTAATTCAACATTATTCGTTCAATATAGAGTAGGTGGAGGTGTTGGTAGTAATTTGGGTGTTAATGTTATTACTCAAATCGGAACTGTAACTTTTTCAGTTAATGGACCTTCTGATACAATTAATACAAGTGTTATTAATTCACTGAGATGTACCAACGTTGTTGCGGCGATAGGCGGTGCAAATGCACCAACAACAGAAGAAGTTAGAAATTTAGTATCTTTCAATTTTGCCGCTCAAAATAGAGCGGTAACCGTTAATGACTACGATTCAATAATTAGGACTATGCCTTCACAGTTTGGAGCACCTGCTAAAGTTGCGGTTACTGAGGAAGATAACAAAGTAAAAGTTCAAATGTTATCATACGATGAAAATGGTAGTTTAACTGAAATAGTGTCAAACACATTGAAGAACAACGTTGCTAATTATTTATCAAATTATAGAATGATAAATGACTATGTGTCAATTGAAGTTGCAAATGTAATAGATTTACAGATTGACATAGATGTTGTTTTAGATAACTCACAAAATCAAGGAACCGTAATATCAAAAATTATTAACATTGTGTCGGATTATTTTGACCCTTCTAACAGACAAATGGGTGAAAATGTTTACATTTCTGAAATAAGACGACAAATTCAAAATGAAAATGGTGTTATATCCGTAGCCAATATTTCTGTTTTTAACAAAGTGGGAGGACAATATTCATCGTCTCAAACATCACAAAGATACATTGACCCTAATACTAAACAAATTGAACTAATTGATGATACAATATTTGCAGAACCAAAACAAATTTACCAAGTGAGATTTCCTAGTAAGGATATCAATGTTAGGGTTAAAAACCTTAAAACCGTTAATTTTTCTTGATAATTTATTTCTTTAGGTTTTAGTTTATCTTTATTTGAAAATATAGAATAAACTATTTATGATAAAACATTTTATTAATGTCTAACTCCTACAGAATAAGAACCGATGTCGGTAAAGATAAGTCAATCAAAGTACTACTAGACCAAGATTTTGAATTTTTGGAGATACTTTCTCTAAAAATATTACAAAGTCAAATTTATACAAGACCGTGTGCTGATTATGGTGTAGTTGTTGGTAGAGTTTCAGTTAATAATGGATTTGGATTACCGAATGCTAAGGTATCTGTTTTCATACCTATTGACCAAGTAGATTCTGAAAATGAAGTAAAATCAACTTTATATCCTTACTCCAACCCTAATGATTTGAATGAGGATGGATATAGATACAATCTTCTACCTTATAAACAACAACATGGAGGTCATACACCTACTGGTACATTTTTTACAAGAGAAGATGTACTTACAGAACCCGTATTATACGAAATTTTTGATAAATATTATAAGTATACCGCAAGGACAAACGACAGTGGTGATTACATGATTTTTGGAGTACCTGTAGGTCCTCAAACTATTCATTTGGATGTTGATTTATCGGACATAGGTGAATTTTCTCTTTCCCCACAAGACTTAGTTAGAATGGGTAGAGCCACTGAATCACAAGTTGCGGGAACTAAATTCAAATCATCGACTAATTTAAATGAGTTACCACAAATTGTTTCTATTAATAAAACAATTGAAATTGAGCCTTTATGGGGGCAACCTGACTTATGTTCATTAGGGATTACTAGAACGGATTTTGA